GGGCCGGGCGCTCTTCGTGGCGATCTCCTGCGCCGGGCGCATCCTCGACGACCGGCGCCTCACGCCGGCGGCGGTGCGCTCCATCCTGCTGCGCCGCTGTATCGAGGCCGGCATCCCGACGGCCACGCCGCACGACATGCGCCGCACCTTCGTGAGCCGCCTCCTGGCCGCCGACGTGGATATCGCCCGTGTGGCTACGCTGGCCGGCCACGCCAGCACTGAGACGACGCGCCGCTACGACCGCCGGGGCGACGATGCGCTCAGGGCGGCGGCGGCGCTGATCAGCGATGTCTGGGATTGAGCCCGCCTAGCCCCGCCCCCGCCGCCCCCGTGGCCCTCGGCGGCCCGCCCCGGCGTCTCTGCCTACGATGTGCCCCGGCGCCGCTCAGCGGGGCGCACAGCGAGGCTGGGCCTTGCGCGGCGTGCTATGCTAGTGCCTAGCTGGCATCTGGGCGATTCATGGGCGTGCGTCGCTACCAGGGCCGGCGCCAATGCCCAACGGGCGGGAACGCATCCGAGGGATGCCGGAGGGCGGCCATTGCGGCCAAGGACCGAACACCGACCCGCCGAGCACAGCGCAGCCGAACGACGCAGGGCGACAGGGTGCGGCGCCGATCGCCGATAGGCCCGTAGCGAGCCGGACGACGTAACCCGGCACTCACCAGAAGACCGCTCGTGATTGCGACCAAGCTGCTCACGAGCGGCGCCCCCACCGAAGCCAACGGGCCGCCTACAGGCCCAACGGCAATGCCCGATCGGGCGCCCCCTGCCACGCCGTAGCAGGGGGCGTTTTATGTCGCTGTAATGTTGTAATCAGATCCCATGTGCTATACTCGATAGACGGTACAGGGCGCGCGGAAAGCGATGCCTGTACCGTGATATGCGCCGCGCGCCCTGGCCCTCACCCAGGAGCAGCGTCATGGCCCCCGATCTGGCCCTCCTCTCGCCCCCACGTATCGCCCGCCCCGCCTTCGCCGCGGTCCTCACTGCGGCGCACAGCCCCGCCGCGCTCTACGCTGACGCCTGCTACGCCGCCATCGTGGCGCAGGGCATCGACCCCGCCGTGGGGCTGGCGATGTTCCGCCACGAGTCGGGCTACGGCTGCGCTGGCGTGGCCACGAAGACGCGCAACTGGGGCAACCTCAGGAAGAGCATGGGCCGCGCACACCACGTCGCCGAGGGCTGGGCCTGGTACAGCTCCTGGCCCGACGGCGCGGCCGACTGGGCGGCGCTCATGCGGGCCTACGTCGGCCGCGGCCTCACGACCGTGCGCGCCGCCATCCCCGTCTACGCCGACGCGGTGATCGTCGCTGTGCAGCGCTGGCAGGCGCAGGCCGAGCCGTGGGCCGCGTGGGGCGCGCAGTACCCGCTGCCTGAGGAGCAGCGGGGCTTCGCCATCCCGAGCCGCTGGGCGCAGGATGGCGACCTCGGCGCGGCCACGTCCGATGAGATCCCGACGGCGCAGGGGGCGGCGCGGCTCTTCGACCGCGGCGCGATCTGCTGGGCCAGAGGCAGTGATGCCACGAAGGTGTTTCGGTGACGAGCGACGCCCCCGGCGGGCCGACGGTCAAGATCGACGGCCAGATCGCCGATATGAGCATCCGCGATGCCGCCGGCAGGGACGTGATCAGCGGCGCCGACGGCAACCGTGTGCTTGCCGCACTTGAGACCCTGATCCGCTACTCCTGGGACGATGACCAGCGCCGGGAGACGCGGCAGGCGCAGCACGAGGCCGAGCGGCAGCGCGACAGAGACGAGGCGGCGGCGCAGTGGATCATGACCCGCCGGCGCCTGGACGCGGTGGCCGAGCAGATCGGCAACCTGGAGACGACCGCCAGCGTAACCCGTGGGCGCCTGGACGCGGTGGCCGAGCGGATCGGCCGCATGGAGACGGCCGCCGGCGAGACGCGAGCTGACGCGCAGCAGCTGCAGCGCTGGCTCTGGGCCATCCTGGCCGCGATCGCGCTGCTGGCGCTGGCGATGGCCGCGCACTACCTCGGCCTCATCGGCGTCGCCGCGATGACCGCGCTGATCTACCTCGTAAGGAGTCGCTGATGACCGTCGCATCTGTTGCCTCATCCATCGCCGTCTTTATGATCAAGCGCCGCTACCTGCGTGGCCAGGGCCTCACCTTCGTGAGCCTCGGATGGACGCTGCGGCGCGGCTATCGGCGGCACACGGCGCCAGCGCATCGCACGGCGAAGAAGTGGAGGAGCAGATGAACCCGATCCATACGCCCTACGGCGTGGCCCCCGCCGAGGTCTTAGAGCCGCCGAACGTCCAGGCGCAGCTGCGGGCGCTCTGCGGCGACATCGCCCTGATCGAGGCCGAGCAGGCTAGGCTGGCAGCCGACTCGGCGCACCAGGGGGCCGAGATCGGCATCGCTCTCGCCGAGCTCGGCGCCCTGCGGCGCTCTGTCGCCGAGCTGCGCCGCGAGGTCTGCGCCCTGCGCCGGCGCGTCGCCTACCGCCGCCGAGGTGCGCTGCGATGAGCGCCGACGGCATCGACCGTATCTGGATGGCCAGCGCCGCCCACGGGGCCGGCGCCATCGCCGACATCAGCGCCCGGCTGCGCGCCGCGTGGATCGCGATCTCCGAGGCGGAGCGGGCGCGCGGCGCGTCGCTCGGCCCCGACCCCGACGGCACGCAGGCGGCATACGAGGCGGCGCTGCTGCTGTTCCGCCGCGCTCAGATCGAGGCGTTCACGGTGACCCTCGGCGCCGTGCCGCTGATCCGCGAGCAGCTGGCGCATCTAGAGCGGCTGCTCGCGGCGATGGCGATACAGCTTGAGCAGATCGAGGCGGCCCAGCGCCGATGAGAGGAGCCACCATGCGCATCGCCGAGTCCATCGTGTTTGAGCGGCCGAGCTGGATACAGGACGCCGACTGGCAGACGATCATCGCCCGGCTGCGGGCCGTCGCCATCGAGGAGGAGCATCGCATCGACCGCGAGCGCTGCGCCGAGGCGATCCGGGCGCGGCCGGCTGCGGTGGAGGCGCCGACACGATGACCACCGACCGCGCCGCCCTGCTCGGCCTGCCGCTGGTGCGCGCCGCCGACGCCATCGCCGACTCAGGGAGCGCCGCTGAGCTTGCGGCGGCGCTGATGGACTGGGCGGAGCTGCTCGTCGAGCGGCTCGACGCCCGCAACGCGGCGGCGCTGCTGCGCGGCGCGGCGCGGCTGCGGCGCATCGAGCGGCGCCAGGATATCAGCGATATCGTGGTGTTCAATGACCCGATGAGCCCGCACGAGACCACCACCACCCGCCCGTAGGGCGCGCAGAGGATCCGATGAGTCGCGATGGACGCACAACCACTACCACCCACCACCCCCCCCAAACTCACCGCCAGACAGCGGCTCTTCGTGGCGCACTACCTCGATTGCCTCAACGCAACCGAGGCGGCGCGTCGGGCGGGCTACGCCGAGCCGAACACGCAAGGCCCCAGGATGTTGGTAAATGTTGGTATTCATGCAGAAATACAAGCCGGCCTAGCCGAGAAATCTATGCCCGCCGATGAGGTTCTGGCGCGTCTATCTGCCATCGGGCGCGCCGACATCCGCGATCTGATGCGATTTCGCGAGACTGATCGCACCGAAACAAACGGAACGGTAAGCGAGCCGGCGGGCGCCTTCGTTGGGATACGATTAGATCGGGACGCGCCGCTCCATCTCATTAAAAGCCTCACGCCCAACCGCTACGGCATGAAGCTGGAGTTACACGATCAGCAGACCGCGCTCACGACCCTGGCCCGCGTGCATGGCCTCCTCAACGCCTTCGACTGGTCGAAGGTTCCCGCCGCGATTGTGGAGGCGCTGGCCGATGGAAGGATCACAATCGATGACCTCAAGCGCCTGGCAGCGCCGAGCCCAGAGTGAGATCGCGCGGCGATCACTGATCAACCCCGCCCTCGCCGGGCTGTGCATCGATGTGCCCGCGTTTCGCGGCGCGAACGCCGACGCCCAGCGCATCACCGCGCGGGAGTGGATCTGCGCCGGGCCGTCAGAGACCGGGAAAACGTGGGCCACGCTCTGGCGCCTCGATAGCCTGCTGAGCGACACGCCGGGCGCGCAGGCGGCCCTGGTGCGCAAGGTGCGAGTCAGCATCGCGCCGACGGTGCTCGTGACCTACAAGCGAGTGATCGCCCGCTCAGGCAGCGGCGCGACGGCCTACGGCGGCAACTCCCCGGAGTGGTTCGACTACCCCAACGGGGCGCGGCTGTGGATCGGCGGGATGGATGACGCGAGCAAGATTCTGTCTGGGGAGCGTGACTTCATCTACGTGAACCAGGCCGAGGATCTGACCCAGGCCGACTGGGAGACGCTCACGACGCGCAACACCGGGCGCGGCGCGGTCACACCGACCCCGATGCTGTTCGGCGACTGCAACCCCAGCGCCGCCGATCACTGGATACTGCGCCGCCGCGACGCGGGCGCGCTCAGGCTGCTGCCCACGACCCACAGGGATAACCCGAGCCTCTACGATGATCGCGGCGCGATCACGGCGCAGGGCGAGCGCACCATGGCCACGCTCAACGCGCTCACCGGCACGCGGCGGCTGCGGCTCAGGGACGGGCTCTGGGTGGGCGCCGAGGGCCAGTTCTTCACGGCGTGGGATGAGGCCCTGCACGTCTGCGCCCCGTTCGCCGTCCCCGGCAACTGGCGCATCTGGGGCGGCTTCGACTACGGCTACAGCCACAACAGCGCCTTCTACGTGCTGGCCGAGGGCGACGGGATGGTCTACGCCGCCGGGGAGCACGTCGCCTGCCGCTGGCTCCCGGCGCAGCACGCCGACGCCATGCGGGCGCTGCTTGGCCGCGTCGCGCCGCACATGGCCCTGGAGCAACTGGATATCGTCGCGGGCCATGACGTGTTTGCGCAGAAAGGCGATGCGCAGGGGCAGACGATCGCGCAGCAGTACCAGGCCCTCGGCGTGCGCTTCCGCCGGGCGCAGATCGACCGCATCACCAGGGCCTCAGAGCTGGCGCGGCGGCTGGGCAACCCCGCCGCATCGCTCCCGCCGACGCTCAAGGTGTTCACAACCTGCCCGCGCCTGATCACCACCATCCCGACCCTGGTGGTTGACCCAAGCCGCGCCGAGGATGTGCTCAAGACCGACGCCGACGCCGAGGGCAATGGCGGCGACGATCCGTATGATGGTTTTGGGATGGGCCTCGTCGAGCGCGCCCCCCGCCCCGCCCGCCCCGCCGCCGTCGGTGGCTCGCGCCCCGCCGCCTCATCGTTTCAGCCGAGGTGACCATGGACCCGGGTTCTCTACCACCGAACCAGCGCCCGCCCACGCCCTCCCTGGCCGAGCTGCGCACACAGATCGAGGCGGCGGTGCAAGCGTACCCGGAGCTGCGCTGCGAGCTACGCGCGGCCCTGGCCGGGGTGCGCCGGGCGCTAGGCGAGACGGTGCCCACGCGTGCCGAGCGGCGCGGGCTGCGCGAGTAGCGCGGGCGTGGTACACTTCGCCTAACTGAAGCCGCCTATCTGCAAAGACAGGCCCATGCCCCCACAGCGGGGCGTGGGCCTTTTTGGCGTTTTATGACCGCTGACATCGCCACAACCACGCCCCCGCGCCAGATCGACATCTCCAAGGAGTATGTCGTGGGCGGCGGCCTGCACTGGTACGGCGCCTACCGCGACGCCCTCACCGCGCTCCCGCTGCCCATTGACCCGCTGACCGCCGAGCTGGGCGACGACATCTACGAGCGGATGCTGCGCGATCCGAGCTGCGGCGCCCCGGTCAATGTGCTGCGCACCGCTATCCTTGAGGATGGGCTGCAGCTGCGCCCCGCCGTGGATGACTGCGACGCCGACGGCTACGACGAGTCCAAGGCCATGCTCGATCTCTGCGAGCGCCAGCTGAGCGACCTAGAGACCTCGGTAGACGACGTGCTCTGGGACATGCTGCTGGCCATCGGCCTGGGCAACCGCGTCGCCGAGAAGGTCAACGGCTACGACTCGACCCACACCGGCAAGACCGAGATCGTCTTGCAGCGCCTCAACGTCAAGCCGCGCCGCAACCTGGCCTTCGTCGTCGACCCCTTCGGCAACCTGATCGGCTTCCTCGGCCAGGAGGTGGGCGCGCCGCGCAGCAGCGGCGCGCTGCTCACCGCCGATCAGATCGCGCAGGTGCTGCCCCGCAACAAGTTCGCCGTGTTCAGCTTCCGCCCGCGCGACAACGACCCGCGTGGCGAGACGGTGCTGCGGCCCGCCTACAACCCGTGGTGGTCGAAGATGCAGCTCTGGCCGGACTACCTGCGCTACCTGGCGCAGTTCGCCAGCCCGAGCATCGACGGCATGGTCGCAGAGAACGCCGCAGACGAGGCGATCCTCGACGGCAACGGCGTGCCGACGGGGCAGGTGCGCACGGCGGAGGAGGCGTTCCTGGCCAAGCTGCTGGCCTTCCGCAACGGAACGGCCATCGCCCGCCCGTTCGGCTCCGAGCTGAACATGCTCTGGAGCACGGGGGAGGGCGGGGCCTTCCTCAGCGGCTTTGAGTTCTTTGACAAGCAGGCGGCGAAGGGCATCCTCTACCAGACCCTGGCCACGGAGGAGGCGTCGTTTGGGACGCGGGCGCAGGGCAGCATCCATGAGACGATCCTAGAGACCATCGTGCGACAGGCCAAGCGCTCCGTGTGCCGCATGGCCTTCCGCGACATCCTCACCGGCATCGTGGAGGCCAACGCGGGCGCCGATAAGCGCCGGCTCACCCCACGCGCCACGCTGGGCGACGCCGAGACGCAGAACCTGCCGGCGCTGTGGGCGGCGGCGGCGCAGCTTCAGCGGGCCGGCTACTTCGACGGGTCGCAGCTCCCGGAGGTGGATGAGCTGCTCAACCTGCCGCCGCGCATGGCCGGCGTGGCGGGCACGATGCAGCCGACCACGACGCCCGCCGCAGACCCCGCCCCGATGCCTGCCCAGCCAGGGCAGCCCGCCGGCGACGAAGAGGATGATGAGGAGGAGGCCCCGCTTTGACCACATCGCCCGCCCTCAGGGCCTACACGACGATCACCTCGCTCGACTGGGCCATGACCCAGGACTACCTCGATCTGTTCGTCGCCATCGCCCTGCGCGAGAGCGACCCGATCGAGGCGGTGGAGCGCCGGCTGGGCCGCCCGCTGAACAACGCCCGCGATGTAACCGTGCGCGACGGCGTGGCCACGATCCCCGTGATCGGGCCGATCTTCCGCTACGCCGACTTCTTCACCATGATCTCAGGCGGCGTGACGGTGGAGACCCTAGCCCAGGACCTCACCGCCGCGCTCGATGACCCGGCGGTGAGGTCCATCGTGCTGCACATCGATAGCCCGGGCGGCGAGATCAACGGCATGCACGAGCTGGCCGACATGATCTACGCGGCCCGCGACGCCAAGCCGATCACGGCCTACGTCGGGCACCTCGGCGCCTCGGCCGGCTACTGGCTGGCCAGCGCCGCCGGGCGGGTCGTCGCCGACGCCACCGCCATGCTCGGCAGCATCGGCGTCGTGTCCGTGATGCGCGATCCCGCCAAGACGCCCAGCCGCGATCTGGAGTTCGTCAGCTCCCAGTCGCCGCACAAGCGCAGCGACCCGACGACCGACGCCGGGCGC